AGTATGGTGCAAGATGTGGAGATTTTGAAACTAGAATAGAAGCTGAAGATAGAAATGGTAAATACAATCATTACAATGACAACAATAATTATCGTAATGACGATGATAATTATAGATTAAGTTTTACCTACAGAAAATATTTAGGTGTAGATTGTAAAACTATAAAAGAAAATGTAGATTTAAAACAACAACTAGAGTTGATGAAGATGTGTGGTCGAGTTAATAATAATCCTAGTCTTGCATACAACGAAAACTTTAGATTATTAGTGTCAAAATGTAGAGGTGTAACTCCAGTTAAATTAGATAACAGACCAGATGATGGTAAAAGTAAATGGGACGAGTTAAAAGATGATTACAAAAAAGAAAACCCTGAGATTAAATTAATGAATGATAAAATTATAAAATGAAAATATCAGAGAACACATCTGTAAGCATGCCTGTTAAGAACATGTTAATGATTATTGCTGGTGTTGTAGCGGGCGTGTTTGCATACACAGAGATTACTGCAAGACTTACAAGTTTAGAAACTTCTAGAGAATTATTTCAAGCTGATTTACTAAAAAAATCTGAACAACTTCCTACTGATCAAGAACAATATATGTTGATAGAAGATTTGTACAAGACTACAGAAAAATTAGAAATAACTCAAGAACAAAATATGACGAACAAAGTTAATATAGAATTTTTAAAAGCACAATTAGAAAAAGCACTAACTGATGTAGAACAATTGAAAGATAAAGTTAGAGCAAATGGTAATGGTAGTCATGATTGATGTAGTTGTTGCTTTATTAATGATTGTTAATGGAGAAATTAAAGAAGCTCGTATACAATCAGAAATGAGTGATTGTTTAAAAGGTAGAAGAATTGCTAATAGAAATGTAAGTCATAATGTTGAATACCAGTGTATAAAATCTAAAGCAGAGCTAGAAAGTAACATTGATGGGTCATTATCAATTAAGAAATTAATACTAGAATAATCAATATTTTTGTTTTATATCTCTATATAGGAAAGTATGGTATGAACCAGGAGGTATACTGCTATGAAAAAACAAGGATATAACGCAAGAAAAGATGAACAGCTAGGCATGACTAGAGGAAAACAATCTGGTAAAAAAATGTCTATGGCTGGTCGAAGAAAAGTAGCGAAAGCTACACGTAAACCAAAAGGCACTTACGGTTTTAAAAAAAAATAGTAAGTGATTAATAGAGAAGGCTTTGGAAAACTTATGAAAAAAGGTTATCACAAAACTAAAAGCGGCGGAGTTGCTAAAAAAGGTTTGTATTATAATATGAACAAAAGAAAAAAAGCAGGCACAAGTAGACCTGGTAAAGGTACCGTTTCTGCTAAAGCTTTAAAAGCCTCTGCTAAAACTGCAAAAAGTTAAATAATGGAAGTTGAATTAGATAAAAAAAAACTACAATTTACTAATGAAGATGGTCAAAAAGTAAATGTAGATATTGATCAAGACCAAACTGAAAAAGAAGAAGAAGCTTTTGAAAGTAATCATTATTCTAATTTAGCTGAAGAGTTACCTGAACAAGAAATCAATCTCATAGGAAAAGAATTAGTCCGGGCCTATGAAGATGATAAAAGCTCTCGTAAAAATTGGGAAGACCAATATTCTAAAGGTTTAAGAATGTTAGGTGTAGTTGTCGAAGATAGACAAGACCCTTTCCCGGGAGCTTCAGGTGTTCATCATCCACTACTTGCAGAAGCAGCAACACAGTTTCAAGCTAGAGCTATTGCTGAAATTTTTCCTGCTGGTGGTCCAGTTAAAACACAAGTTATAGGAAAAGTTTCTGATAAAAAATTAGAACAATCTCAAAGAGTTCAAGACTTTATGAACTTTCAAATTACACAAGAGATACCAGATTATTTTAATGAATTAGATCAAATGTTATTTTATTTAGCACTTGCGGGTAGTGCTTTTAAAAAAGTTTATTTTGATAATACCTTAGATAGAATTTGTTCAAAATTTGTACCAGCAGAAGAATTTGTAATATCAATGGAGAATACAGATTTAGAAACAGCAGAAAGATATACTCAAGTAATGAAATTAACTAGAAACGATATTAGAAAACATCAAGTATCTGGTTACTATAAAGACATACCATTAAGTAAAGCAGAAACAACTCCAGGTTCTAATGATGGAGATATGGTTGATCAAACTTTACAAAGATTAGAAGGTATGACACCTAGTATGGCAGATAAAATACATACAGTATTAGAAGTACATACTAATATAGATTTAGGTGAAGATAAAAACGAATTAGCTTTACCTTATATTGTTACAATAGATTTAGATTCACAAAGAGTTTTATCTATAAGACGTAATTGGAAAGAAGAAGATTCATTAAGAAGAAAAAGAACTTATTTTATACACTATAAATATCTTCCGGGCTTGGGCTTTTATGGTTTCGGCCTTATTCAAATGATCGGCGGACTTCAACATGCTAGCACTGGTGCTTTAAGAGCACTACTAGATTCAGCTGCCTTTGCCAACCTCAATGGAGGATTTAGAGCTAAAGGAGCCAGAATAGAAGGTGGAGATATTACTGTCTCTCCTGGTGAATGGGTTGAAGTTGAAGCTTATGGTGATGATCTGAGAAAGAGTTTTATCCCTCTCCCTTTCAAAGAACCTTCTCCTACTCTGCTCCAATTATTAGGAGTTTTAACTGAGTCCGGGAGACGTTTTGCATCAATAGCAGATGCAATGATTGGTGATTCTGCAGGGTCAGGTCCAGTCGGTACTACTATTGCTTTAATAGAACAAGGCTCTAAAGTATATTCTGCAATACATAAAAGAATTCATCAAGCACAAGGTAGAGAATTTAAATTAATTTATGAATTAAATGGAGAATATTTAGATGATGAATATTCTTTCGAAGTTATAGGTGAAAATAAAAAGATTAGAAGAAAAGATTTTACATCTTCTATTAGTGTAGTTCCAGTTTCTGATCCTAATATTTTTTCACAAGCTCAAAGAATTGCTTTAGCACAAACTGGTATGCAATTAGCACAAGCCTCACCAGATATTATAAATGTTAAAGAAGCAACAAGAAGATTTTTACAAGCTCTTAATATTCCTGATTATATGGACTTAATGATAGAAGATGAAGATACACCTAGACGTGATCCAGTATCAGAAAATATGGCTTTACTTAATGGAAAACCAATTCAAGTATTTGAAGATCAAGATCATCAAGCTCATATACAAGTACATTCACAATTTATTAATGATCCTAGATTTGGTGGAAATCCTGAAGCTAAAGAAAGACTTTATCCAGCAATGTTAGCTCACATAGGTCAACACATGGCATTTTTATATCAACAACAAATGCAAGCTTCTGTACCTGAAGGTAATCCTGTTTCTTCAGGTGACTTTAATAGAGAATTTGATGACGAACCATCACAAGAAATAAGTATAGAAGAAGAAAATAGAATAGCAGCAACTGCAGCACAAGCAGCACAACAATTAATGGGCAGTATGCCACCTTCTCCTGAAGAACAAAAACAACAAGCAGAACAACAAAAAGATCAAGCTCAACTTGCATTAAAAGGTGAAGAACTAAATATAAGAAAAGCTAGATTTATGCAAGGTGTTAAAGAAAGCGAAAAACAAAACGCAAGAAAAGATGCTGAATCAAAAGCGAAGATAGTAGAAGTTGCAAGTAAAGTTGCAAGAGAAGAAAAGAAAAGAGATTAAGTATATGGCAACTGGAAGAATGACTAAAAAAGTTTTAGATCATATATCTAATATAAATAAAGAAACTAAACAAATGCAATTAGTTAAAAATTTAAAAAAAGAAGTTAATACTGGTGCTAATGGAACGCAGTCTTATGTTATTAAAAAAGGTATTAATAAAAATAAACTAGCTACGAAAGATATTAATGGCAATTAAACCTGAAAAAATAAGACAAGCTAAAAAATTTTTAGAAAATAAAAAAATATCTATTAAAAAAGTAAAACCTCATCTACTTGCTCAAGTAACTGAAAATTTAAATATAAGTTTTTCAGAATTTACAAACACTATAACGAAAGTATTAAATGGAACGCCTAATACAAGCGATCAAAAAAAAGATTAAAGACCATAAACAAGACTTATCACAAAATTTATTAAATAAAGGTGTAGAAAATATATCTGAATTTAAACGTATCTACGGATATAGTCAAGGTTTAGATAAAGCTTTTGAAATAATAAATGAAACAATCGAAAAATATAAAAAAGGAGATATAGACGATGAATAGTAATGAAGCTTGGGCTACAGATAACGATGTACCAACACCTGATAAAGTTCCACAACCAGTAGGTTATAGAATTTT